CCGCCTTGCTACGCTGTCGCCTGCAGTTATAGCGGAGCAGACTTTTATTCCCCGTCCGGGTTGTCCGGGTTCTTTAGGTCGATTTCCGTACCTCCGTGCGTGATCTTTGCATCGATACCTCGATCGACGGCTTCCCATGCGAAGAAAAGCGCCACGAAAGCGAATATCTCGCCAGCGAAAGCAATCACACTGCTGTCTATTTGCCACGGCGGCGGTGTGAAAAATGCTACAAGACCCATCGCGAGGGCGATTGCCGCAAATATGATCGCGACAATTTTCAGCCGCGTGCAAGATGTTTTCTCTTTCTTGGCCATATCACGAAAGTATTTGCACATGCAGTTTTGTCTCTCCTGGTCGTGTTCCCGGATGACCTTTGCAGCCTTCGTCGTTACGGTGCAGGAATTTGACGCAGGATGCCAGACACAACTCGCCCATTTTGATCGCGTCGATGCTGGCTTTCTCAATAAGCGCCGCCTCTGCAGGTTGGCTGTAGCTGCCCGTCTTCGTTACTACGCCGAATGCCGTCACGTTCACCTGCTGATTGTTCAGCATGCGAGAATATGCGAAATAGGCAGTCGCCTTGCGGATGCCGTGACAATACTCGCGCCCTTTCGGACCGTCGTAATAGTTGCCGTCGAGCAGGATCGCATCGTCTGCCGTCGGCTCTGTCTGCGTGCTCAAACGCTCGTACAATTCCGCTCCGAGGGCGGGCATGATATACGCGTCTTCGACCTCTTGGATATAAGGCTCGATCCGCGCGTCTTTGACGTTGGCGGCTATATCGCGCAGGGCTTTTATGTTACTTATCGTTGTCAGCATTGGTCAGTAGTATTTCATTCGTGAGATCTTCCGGCAGTCCGTAAACGACCATGAGCAGGGCTTTGCGCTGCTGGATCTCGACCTCTTTGTTTGTTGCAAGTTCGATGACCTGCTTTGCAGTGTCAGCACCCAGCAACGAGAGCAGGGTCTCTGCACCATACGAAAGCGGCTCGATCTGGAAATTATAGTCCAGCGGCATGAACCACTGTTTGAATAGCCGAGAGAATTCCCTTTCGAGCACTTGGCGCTCATCCTCCGTCATGGAGTTGTACACCTTATATGCTTGCACCATAGTGTCATTCGCGAAGCCTTTTGCGGTTTCTTCACAGCGCAGCTCCGGCGGTTGGCTGAATGCCTCTCCGATAGCCTTTTTCACATAGTCCGTGGAGACTGTAAACTCTTTGTCGTAGTTCTCGCCTTTCATCGTGACGAAGACGGGCAGGCTCTCTTTGTCTTTGACGGTCACGTGCATGATCGCTGCGGCTTTCTTATCGCCTTGCAGAGAGCGCAAGACCTCGCCTGTCTCTTCGAACTGTTTTTTGTCATCCGGATTGTTGTCGTCGTAGTCCGGATTGATTTCTGCGAAACATCCTGCAGGCATGAAACCGCGGCGCACGTTGCGGTATGTTACATTCGACACACCGTCTTGCGTGGACATATCCGTCAGGACACTGTCGAAGATTGGCAGAGGGTACTGTCCGCGCTGGTTGCTGTAGAGATAGATTTCGCCCTTATAGTTGAGAATACCTCCCGGCTCTTGCGCTACACGTTCCCGGAATACTTCCAAATTTGGATCATACATCCAGAAATACTCAATCGGAGTTTTCCGGAATGATTTCCAGCCGCGCTCTCCCCAGTCTGGATGCAGTGCGACCTTGCCCGCATAGTCCTTATCGTCATCCGGGCAACGGCGCACATTCTCCAGCGGTATCCAGCGCATCGTCGTAATCTGCCCGAGCAGGTTACGATTGACGTGAATAGCGAACCCTCCGAAAGTAGCCAAATCGCCTGCGCAGGCTTTGAGCAGGTCATCGGCTGTCTCGCCGTCCGGGTTCACGATTATCTGGTAATTATCAGCATCGCGAAAACCGCGACCGTAGATAAATTTACGGTAACGGTCGAGGCAGTTCGTGCCGGTGTATGATCCGTTCACGATGTCGATCACTGCTTGCGGGTAGTCGTTTTGCTGTCCCCACTCGAGAATGTTCTTCAGGTGGTTATTCTTGACTTTGACCCGTCCTTTTTCGTAGTCGATTTGTTCTGCTTTCATCGGTTCGTCTTTTAGAGGGTAGCCAGCAGGGCATCAACGAGGTCGTCTTTCTTCATGCCGATCACCTTAATGCCGTGCGTCTTTGCAGCCGCTTGCAGCTCTTTGTAGGTCATGGCTTGAATAGCCTCCGCTGTGAGTTTGTTTTCGTCCCCGTTTTCTCCGTTCTCCGGGGCTTTCGCTCCGTCGGTTGGTACTTGTTCACCCTCGGTCTTTTGTTCGCCCTGTGCGGGGTTTTCCGGGGTGTCGTTCGGCTTCTCTTCCGGTTTCGGTGTCGGGTTCTCTTTGATGATCGCTTTGCCTGCAATCAGAACATCGACATCCTCCGGCATTTCAGCAAAGAAACGCTTGCGGGCGATGTTGTCACGCAGGTAGGCGATAGCGAGGTCGTCCGTAATGTTGGCCACCGTTACCATCGGCAGTTTGCCTTTGCTGTCTTGCAGCAATACGCCAGTTTTCAATTTGAAATGGCAGTTCGCGATTTCTTTCATACGCTCTTCTTCGTGTAAGATGACAATCAGCGCGTCCGAAAGGCAAGAGCCGCAGCCGCCGAGTGTCTTGTTATATAATGAGAAATAGAGGTCGCAGATGATAGCCTCGATTTCGTGATCAGCCCGGATAGCAGACACCATAGCGGGCTGACTATTCAGCTCGCTACGGCGTGCATTGAACCACTCCTGCAGCTTGTAGAATTTTTGCAGTCTATTCATAGCGCATAGGTGGTTTAATTACTTGCAGTCTGGCAGAGTGCGTTCAGAGCGTCCTCCGTTCCCAGATAGGTACGCGGCAACTGCATCTCTTTGGATATGTCGTCCGTCTCCAGTTTCGGAGCCATAGCGACGTTATCCGTGAATGTAGTGCTGTACGGGTTGTCTGCCATCTTCATACCGCTGTCCCAGCCATATACCTCGATATGGTTGTCGCAAGATGCGATGCACTTGCGCTCAACGAAAGCAACGATGCGCGCGCCTTTGAGTTTGTTTACCCACGCTTTCGCTTCGGTGTCGTCCTTGAATACGCGCAGGGTCACTGCGTGATTGTAGGTATCGACATACGTGCCTTTGTTAAAAGTAGCCTCTCCGAGGTTGGCGTTATCGACGGTCTCGAAGATCACACCTTTCTTTCCGGTCTTGACTGCCATAACGGAAATATCGCCGTCATTCGTAGTTGTTACGCCCGTACGGTCAATATCATCGTAATTGAAAAGCCAGACTTTCGTGCCCGTTCCACCAGTAGGGAGTGCGCCACAAGCGCCACCTACAAAGCCTTCTGTGATTTTAGAGCAATCCATTTTTTCAGTTCGTTTTAGATAGTGAATAATCAAAAGGGGAGCGCATTCCTCTGCCTTTGCGGGTGTCGGTTTGCTCTCCCCTTTCCTTTGTTAGTACGCTACAATCAGGAGCTTGGGATCGAGCAACTTGGCATCGCCGTTACCCATACCCTCGATTTTCACCTTGCGGGTGTCCTTATCGTACCAGATGTCGAGCGCATCGAAATCACCTACCTTGTCGAAACCGACACCGAGGATCTTCGGCGTGGTAGCCAAAGCGCGGTGCGGCTTGTTAAAGGTCGTGCCGTTGTCCTCGTAAGCGCGGATGATCTCATCCCACATCGGCATAGCGATGACGGGCCAGCCGTTCACGCGGAGCGCGGGCATGCCGTTGATGAAATTCTCCTCGCGGCTTTCGAGGGCTGCCTGCTTAACGTCGGAGAGCGATTTCTGGTACGCGTCGTAAATCGACTGCGTAACGTAGATCACTTTGTCCGTTTGCTGACGAAGCACGATCGGTGCTTTGTAGGTCATACTCTCGAGCATGTCCTTAACATCGGACGGATCGAGCTCGCTGTCCTGCAGCGCCTTGGTGGCTTCGCTGTTGGCAGCGATAGCGACATGCTGCGATGCTTGGGCGGTAGCCTGCGCGAAGATCTGCTTCCAGAGTCCGTCGATCAGGTTGAAATAGTTCACGTCCACGCCTGCAGTGATAACACCACCGTCGGCGATGTTGGCTGCGTCGGTATCCATGAACCAGATGAAACGCCACAAGAACTTTTCGATCGAGCGGTGCAGAGCGGTGACGATAGCGTCCACATAGTCGCTGTCGGTCAGATCCGGTTTCTTCAAACCGTTCTTGAGATCGAACGCAGCAATCGTGCTCGTGATGTCGGTATAGCACAAGTGCAGCAGGATCTCCCAGTCTGCAGGCGTCCATTTGACTTTACGAGTACCGACGGCATAGTCCTGCGCTTGCGGCTCACAGCCTTGCGATGCGCGACCTACAAGACCGCCCTCGCCGATAAAACCGACCTCGGTATCGACCTTGATGTTATCGAACGTGGTAACGAACGAAAGCGCACCCTCAACGGCTGCAAGTAACTCCCAGACGAGTTCTTTCACGGCTTGCACTTGGTAGCCCTGAAAGTTGAAATTCGAAAGATCAATCTTTGTCATAGGTGTGTCCTCCTTACTTCTTGTTGAGTCCGTGACGCTCACGGAGATCGTTTTTCAACTGCTCCTCTTTCTCGGCGGTTTGCGTACCTGCCGGCTTGCGTACGGGAGTTGTACGCGAGCTATTCGCTGGCTTGTAATTGGACGACAGTTGCGCTTGCAACTCTTCGATCACGTTCGCAGCCTCCGCAAGTTGGTTGCGCAGGTTCTCGTTCTCGGTGCGCAGGTTTTCTACCTCCTGCTCGTCCGGGTCTTCCGTAGATGCGGGCTCTTGGATCTCCGAAATAACGCCGTCCGTAATAACTACGGTGCGACCATCGGGGAGTTCAAAAGTACCGTCCGGAGTTGCGGACATTCCTACCTCCAGAGTGTCATCCTCGGCTTCCGTCGAGAAAAGCACGTTGCCGTCTGCATCGGTGTGGTCATAGTTTACAGCCTGCGTCCCGAGGACGTTTTTCAGCCCTTTCAGGAAATTGGCAGCCATGTTCAGCACCTCTTGCTTGGTCTTCTTTGCCATGTCTTCGTTTGTTTTAGAGTTATTAAAATTCGCCCTCCCCTTTCTTCGGAGGTTCGTGTTATAAGCATTTATCGAGCCGATGAAACCATGATCCAAAAGCCAGTCGGCTGTGCGCATCTTTTCCTCTTTCATAAAAGTGCGCAGCTCGTCTTTGTCGCCGCCCGTGCGATCGACGTAGATATCGAGGATAGCCTCTTGCTCTTGCTCGAGTTCTTCGGCCATGCTTTTGAGTTCGTCAGCGGTTGCATCGAAACCGAAATCGGAGCGCACGCAGTGGATGAGTGCTTTCGAATGCTTATTCGCTGAACGGTTCTCGAGAGGGGCTGCCAGCAGCATGACAATTGCCATTGAGTGACAGCCGCCCTCTATATTCGTGTAGATGTTTCGCCCGCTCGTCCGGATGTAGTCGTAAATAGCGAAGCCTTCATCGACATAGCCCCCGTCGCAATTGATATTGAATTTAATATCTTTTTCGTCGGGATGCTCTTCGAAGATACGCTTCACGGTATCGAGCGAGAAAAAGACCGGATCTTCTCCCCACATCGCCATCCATTTGTTCTCGGCTTCCGGGCCGATTGGCAGATTTAATTCGATAGTCAGCATGCGTCAAAATGATTTTCGGCTGCAAAGATACTGAAAATAATTATCTTCTGCAAATTTTTAGTTAGTTAGTCCAAACGGTTTTATACCCTGCGTGCGTTTTTCTGCGTTTTGCCGCGTTCAATTTGCAAAGATGCGTAATTTACCCACCCAGCGGGCGAAAGTCGCGCAAATCAAAAATTCGCTGTCAAAAAGTTAGTTGCAGGAGTTCAACGGTGCAGAGTTTGCCGACTTCCCAGTCTTTGATCTTGTTCACGTAGTAATAGCGCCCGAATTGCTTCAGGTATATCGGCGTGAACTGGTCAAAGTTGTATATATCGAGC